TTATATTTTCAAATGGTCTTGTATCGCCATAATATATTCTATAGCCATTAAATATATTGATTTGATAATCAATACTTCTTGGCATTATTTCCCAAGTTTCACTGACATTTATCTCCAAAGTATTCAAATGAAAAGACATACTAGGCATCATGGTATCTTCTTTTTAAACTACCGCGTCTATGGCTTAATCCTCCGCGTTTAAAATTATTTTTTCTATATTTTTCAACTTTATTTTCCGTAATCTCCTATACCTAAAAACGCTCTATGGTATCTATCACTTGGAAACGTCGTCTTTCTTCTTTTCTTTTCTTTCAAACATTTTCTCAATAAAATATGAAGTTACCATGGCACAAATTTCTGCTTCTTTATCAATCTTCTTAACATAATTATTAACATAAAAGTTATTCCACATTAATTGATAATAGTATCCGATTTTTTTCATAACTTCCTCAAAATCAAAATCTAAAAAATCATATTTTCTCTTGACAAGACGGTAAATTAGGGGATAAACAAGATTAGCGAAATTATTTTCCATGTCTTCTATAACAAATGGTTCTTCTTCAAAATAATCCTTTGCCTTGTCATACCATTCAACAGCCAAATCCTTTTCTTCTTCGGTCATATTCTTGAGTACTCCGATTTGTTCCCATATTTCACGGGATTTATTCTTAGCATTTGTGCTATCGTCTTCAATTTCACTTTCAGTTGGTTTGCAAAAATAATCTATTACACTTTGTATTGCTTTTTCCTCAATTTGAAAATAATAATGTTTAATTTCTTCACCCTTATAGAAGAAATGATTTAAAATATTTTTCTTATTGTTTTTGTAAAACTTCAAAATGGCTTCATAATCAAAATCACTACTTGGCCAATCACCGTATTTACAAAGTACATTGTATACAATTTCAAAAAGCACATAAAAATCAGGGTCTAAATTATCATCATACAAAGCCATCATTCTCAAGTTATTAAGATATGAGCAACATTTGTCATTTTTTATATTATAGTCATCCCCACTAAGAAAAAGACCATTCCAATAATCCATTGGAGCCTTTGAATAAAAATAATTTTCCGTGCTTTTGAATATTTCTATTAATTTTCTAAATTTTTCTTTCATTTTTCGTCTTCTTTTTTAATTATTTGATTTATATTCAATTCTTTTCTTATAACTAAATTCCACATTTTTTCATATTGCGTGTCATGGAATATTTGATAGTAAATGTCAACATCTCTTTTTTGGCCAATTCTATAAATTCTGTCTTCATATTGCTTTAGATTTCCAGGAACATAATCCAAATCGTTGAAAATAAGTTTATTTGAACAAGTAAGTGTTATACCTACACCAGCGGCAATCAATTGGCCAAGAAATATCATCTTATTCGGGTCATTCATAAAGGCTTCCTGTGCCATATCTTTTTGTTTTGCTGTCATTTTTCCATTATACACAACACATTTGTCACCATAATATTCTTTCAATCTATATAATTCTTCGTCATAACAAGTTGCAATTACAACTTTGTTACCATTTTTTATGAATTCATCAGCAAGTTTTATGGTATTCGGAATCATTTCATTTGAACAATATTTTCTGTAAACGGCGCCCTCTAATAAATCTTTATTTAATTCTTTTGACGGGTCTAATTCAAGTTGTGCCGCCTCATACTCTTCCCAAAGTTTTTCATATTCCTTTCTCTGTTTTTCATTAAAGTCATAAAACAATTCATGGACATATTTATTGGGTAATTCATTGGAAATATCCTCTTTTGTTCTTCTTAAATATACATCGGATACTTTTAATTTTAATTCTTCAAGGTTAGTTGCATCCTTGATTAAATTAATTTTTCTTGCATTTGCATTGACATATTCTTTAAGCTCATCCCTCTCTTTTGAATTAAGTTCGCCCCAAGATGTTGGCGGATTAGGCTTGTTATCTCTCTGATATTCACGCTTTTTCCTTTCAAAAAAGATTTTACTCCATTTTTCCTTTTCACCCTTTGCAGGAATTTGCATTCTTCCACAAAATCTATCCATGTAATAATTCCAATCATTTGCAACATCGTTTCCGATTAATTTCAATAAACAATAAAAATTCTTTGGATTATTCGTAACTGGTGTACCTGTTGCAAGATATATACTATGCGGATTGGCCTTTCTTATAAAATCATTTATAATCTTATATCTGTCGGAATCTGAATTTGATAGTCTATGTGCCTCATCAATAATAAGTAAGGTTTTCTTATTCATGGCATATTGTAACATAGGACTTTCTTCATAGGCTTTTTTTATATTTTCAGCACTTCTTGTTTTTGGGAATTTATAAAATTCATCAAGAATATCAAAATTGACAATAACAAATCTATTATTTTCCCATTTTCCACGATTTTTGGCTTCTTCAAGCAATTGTTCACGCTTTAAACCCGATTTTCCGACACTATAGCCAAGTAATTTTTCCAATTCAGGCTTGGTTTTATCATTAACACCTTCAATTATTGAAATATCTTTTTCAGGAACATACCAAAGTAATTCATCTTTCCAATTGGTTTTTAATGAAGCGGGACAAATTATTAAAACTGAGTCAAAATTACCCTCAATTGCAGCAACAGACAATTCGGTGGTATTATGTGTAACTATGTAATTTTTACCCGTCAAATAAGTATGTTCGTCATAATCAACCATAATACATCTTGCATCTTCATTTTTATGATATTCTGCTGATACAATATATTTAGAGCAATATTTTAAATATGTAGGATGGTATTTTTCTGATTTTCTTGTTAAATAAAATGGATTTTCTTTTATTTGTATTCTTACTTGATATTCTGTGTTTTTTTTGCTTTTATGATTATATTTTCCAATTCTTGCAATTCCTCCAAGCGAAAAAACAAGTTCAGCGACATCATTTGCTAATTTTTCTGAATTTGTGGAAAAAGATATTCTGTTGTTTTTTCCAATTGTACCATCTGAATCCATTAATCCTCTTAATAAATCTAAGCGTTGTGAAATTGAGCCAAGTTTATATTCGGTTGGAATAAACTTATCATTTCCTTTTACATTTAGCCCTAATCTTTTTATTTCAGATATGTAATCATTCCTAAACTTTCTAACTTTATGCAATATTCTATATCTTGGACAATTTGTACTTCTGTCTTCTTTTAGAAACATATCTTCCCTAAGCAATGCTTCAATTCTATTCGCTGTTTCTTTTTCATTATCAGGTATTGAAATATTTATTCCGTTATTGCACAAATTTCCATCTCCAATGCACATTCCTAATATATATGGATGAATTAAGTAGTCTTTTTCTTTATATTGGACTGGTAATGTAACTGGTATTTCATACTTATTTCTTGGATTTAACCCAATTTTTACCCTACTTTCATCTGTATATTGTAGTTTTGATTCTATTAATTCTTTTAATGACATAGTTTTCCACCCCTGTTTCCTTTTTGCCATATTTTTAGTCCTAACTTTCCATAAATGGTCAAGGCCGCAGTAAGAAAAAGTACCATCACTAAATGTTATTTTATAAATTTCTTTATCTTTATGTTCGAATATTTTTGTTATTGGATGTAAATTACCATCTTCACCAAAGACCATATCACCAATTTTTAATTCTCCAAAAGTCTTAAACCCATTTTCTGTTGGAATTAATGATGATATTGGCTCCATTTTTCCTAATCCCATGTCATCTGCCAAAATACATTTTTTCCTGTGTAATAAAAATTGTACAGCCTCTTTTTGATGCAATTTCAATCTTCTATTAGGGTCTTTTATCATTGATAAATTGTCATAACGGTCAAAATCGACCTGAATTTCATGATAATCACCAATCAAAAAGTTTCCAAGTACAGCTTTCTTTGGTAAGAATATTTCCATGGTTTCCATATTCTGCCTATATTTTACAGTACAATGAAAAGAAACCGATGTTTCACCAAAATATGTAAAAATTCTTAATTTTTGAGGAATAAATTCAATATCATAGTCATTTTTTAATTTCTCACCATACCAATCGGTTATGGAAATGTTTTTATTTATGACTTTTGGTGAAACGGTGTTGTTTTTCAATATATATTCAACCACATAATTGTTTAATATATCGGTTTTGTGGCACAAAATCACATCCCTCTTCAACCTGAGAAGATACGGATTCTGTCCACTGTAGTTTTTCAATATATCAATGGCATCGTTTTTTTCTTTTATGGTGTTATACATAAATTTAAAATTATTATTTATAATTTACAAAAAAATTATAAAAAAGTCAATTAAAAGAGCACTATTACTAGTAAAACTAGAATATATTTTTATTATTATATTTATATTTTTTTATTATTTATAATTTTAATTAATATACATGTTACTAGTATTAGTGCTTAAATTGAAAATTCAATTTTAAGAATCAAGAAAATATCATATAAAAGACTATTTATCAATATATCAATAAAGAAAAATTAAAATGGCACTTCAATTCAATCAGTCAAAAAATACCAATAGAATACCGATTACGAGGAACAATAAGTTTTTCGGGATGGAAGATTTTGATTTGGAAATAGGGTTTGCGACAGAATATTTGGAACAAGATGCAAATCAAGAAATTATATTATATCAAGTTGATTTGGAAAAAACAAAAGTAAATGACACATACAACGAAGCCACAAAGGATGCAATAAGGTTTAAAACGCCGGTCGTTCTTCCTGTAATATATGATATAACAGACGCTGAAACGAAAGCATATAACAATAAAATACAAACAGGATTTTATGCAAAAACGGGTAAATTGACATTTAGTGTACTTTTATCAACACTTGAAGAACATCATTGTGATATTTCGAGAGGTGATTATATCGGTATACAGATTGATACAGACCATCGTGAATATTTTACTGTTGTTGATGACGGAAGAGTTAATATGACTTCGAATAAATTTACCATGTTTGGAACCAAACCATTCGCAAGGACTATTGTTGCCGCATCGGTGGATAAAAATGAATTTAATGGATAAATAAAATGAGTAGACAATATAAAAACATATTAAATTTAAAAAGAAAAGCCTTTGGCAATGAAAGACGTAGAAATTTAGCGAAAGAAGTATTGAAAGATGGTACACCTTTACCAAATCCTTTGGAATATGAAGATATTGACAAGGAATTTGAAAGATGGGTCAGAGAAGATTTGGATATTTCTTTTGAAGAACAAAAACTACCGACATATTTAATGCTTTCAAACCAAAGATTTTCAGAATATTTACAATCATGGGAAAATGTTGATGAAAAAAAGAATTTAATTCTTAATTTCAAAGCCATAACAAGGGAAAACAACCCCAAATCAGGAACAATTAACGGTAATACAAGAAACATTCCTGGCAATATTGATTTTTTAATCAATAGAGTTTTTTCAATGGATAGACATGGTAACAGATATTTCATTGATTACCGTATGAAACAGCCAATTTCCATAGATTTAAAGTATACTGTTTCACTTTTCACAAACAAATATCAGTTATTGAATGAGTTTAACTTGATGATGAATGAGCATTTTGCGGCAATAAACTGTTATATAAGACCAAACGGACATTTTATCCCAATGACACTTGATGATATATCTGATGAATCGGAATACAACATAGATGATAGACGTTTTTATTCACAATCATATCTAATTACGGTTAAGGCATATATAATACCAAAGGATAGTTTCAGGGTTATAGAACAGCCAATGTTAAAATTGGAAAGTTTTGACGGAGAGCCACGCATAAAACCTAAAACCATTGTTCAAGAAACTGATTGTGACGAAAATTATAATCCATATGAATATCAGCCAATTGAAATAACTACAATAATACCTGTAGGTTCAACAAAACAGAATTTCAAAATTGACTGTGATTCAGAAATAACAAAAATTTCCATGAAAAATGTGAGATTTTTCGATTTATATATAAATGATGAACTGATAAATATTCAAAAAATATTCAAAAATGATGAACAATTATGCTATCGAGAATATACAGTGAACTTAAGTGATTATTTCACCAAAGAAGAATTAGAACAGTTTAAACTCAATAATAACGACAGTATAAGTTTTAAAAATCTCTCAAGATTCAAAAGCTATGAAGACTCAGAGATTAAATTGATTGGAAAAGATTTTACAAATGTAATTGAAAAGGAAAATTAAAATTAAATAAATAGAGTTTTTTGCAATTTTCATGCTATTTATAAACAAAATAATAAAGTAAAAATAAAGACAATATGATAAGTAACGCAAAAGGCAGACATGTTTCTCCAGGTGTTTATACAGAGGAAAAAGATATTGTTTTCTCAACCAAAAGTCTCGGTATTACAAGTTTAGGACTTGTCGGTGAAACATTATATGGCCCAGCTTTTGAAAACATTGAAATAAGTGAGTGGAACGACTTTGTTGATTATTTCGGTGGTACTTCAAGTGAACTTTACAAAAACACTGGTATGCCAAAATATGAACTTCCTTATATTGCCAAAAGTTATTTAAGCAAGTCAAAGAGACTTAATGTAGTAAGAGTTCTTGGCTTCTCAGGATATGACGCAGGTAAATGTTGGGTTGTTGAAGCAAAACCCGCTGACCAATACGAAGTTGAATTTGAAACAACGGGTGTAACTTTAAGCGGTAGTGTAATATTTACAAATGCAACTACTATGATTGGTGAAGGAGATGATGAAAAACAATATATAAAAATCAAAGTCACCGAATCAGAAAGTTCAACAGCCGTATCTATTAGTGATTATTACTACGTAGAATATAATACAGATGGTTATGAAGGTAAAATGTCGCTTTACAACGATGATAAGAGTCCTTCTGAAGTAACAATAAACTTCAAGGAAAAACTTAGCGATGATGAAAGTACAAAACCATTGGTTATCATTAGAAGTAAAAAAATAATGGGTGGTATAGGTGGTGATATCTGTAATGCAATTGACAGTTGTACAGACATGGTATCAGCAATAACAATTGGTAATTATAACGGTGATACATACACAACATTCTGTCCTAATGATAATAGTAGTAATAATGGTGCCTCGTTGAATGTCGATAAGAAATTAAGTATTAAAGCCACATTAACAGACGGTACTACAGAAGTTTATAATGTTTCATTAGACCCTCGTGATAGTGATAACATTTACCGTGTAATTAGTTCAAGTCCTCAGGATACAAAACAAAGCAGTATTTACATTGAGGCTGTTTATGAAAATGCTTTAGACGAAGCAAACTATATAATCAAAATGGGTGAAGCTAAAATGATTGATTCTGAAGACTATAGTGATTATAAAGGACAATATAGATGTGCTTTAACACCATGGCTTTTGTCAGAAGTGTCTGTGTTAAATACAGAAAAAAGTAATAACAGTGAAAGTGGAACATGTGCTACTGCTTCAAAGGCTGTATCAATGAGAAGACTTTTCAGATTCTTGACAATATCTGATGGTGATGCTTCTAATTTCCAAGTAAAGGTTTCAATCGAAAAAATTGACCCATCAACAGGTACTTTCGATGTTGTTGTAAGAGATTTCAACGATACTGATTCAAATATTGTTGTACTTGAGAAATTTGCAAAATGTTCACTTAAGAAAGGTGACGCATCATATATCGGTTATAAAATTGGTACAAGCGATGGCTTATACGGCAATAGGTCAAAATACATAACAGTTGAAATGTACAGTGATGAAGACATGGAAGGCAGTGTTCCTTGTGGTTTCTTAGGCTATCCAACACCAAATTATGACTGTGGCGTTGCCCCTGAAATCAAATATAGAACAACTTATAACCCAAGAATAAAAGAAAGAAAACAATATTTTGGTTTTTCAAATGTTGATAGTGATATATTAACATATAAAGGAAGATGTTTCTATATTGACGATACAATGACACCAAAATATAATGACAATGGTGAAATGTGTATGTCATCAGGCTTAGTGTTCACCAAAGGTTTCCATATGGACAGTATTTTATCAGAAGATTGCTTAACAATCTACATTGATGGTGAAAATGTATATGATAGGTACACATTTGATTGTGTTTCAACTGATAAAGTAACTTCTGATAAGTTCATACCAAGACTTGTCAATATGAAGTTCAACGGTGGTGGTGACTATATTGACCAAACAATTTACAAGAATGAAAAATTACGTAAATTCACCGTTGGTTTCTATGGCGGTTTTGATGGATGGGATATCAACCGTAACAGAAGAACAAATACAGATGAGTACAATGTAAATAACTATGGTACAACTTCAGCCGGTTATGAAACATTTATCAATGCTGTTGAATATAAATTACCATCATATGTGAATACAAGCGACTATTACGCATATCTTGCAGGTTACAAAGTATTCTCAAATCCACAAGATGTTGATATAAATATATTTGCAACACCTGGTATTGACTGGTATAACAACACATTATTAACCAAAGACGCTATCGAAGTCATAGAAGACCCCGAAGACGGAAGAGGTGGCGACGCATTGTATATAATGAATGCTCCTTACGGTATTAATGATGCCAATGAAATGGCAATGATGTTTAGTGATACAGATATCAATTCATCATATGCTTGTACATATGCACCATGGATACTTTACAAAGACACTGTTAGAAATCAATACTTGTATTTACCACCAACAAAAGATGTTGTAAGAAATATCGCTGACACAGATAACACATCATTCCCATGGTTTGCACCTGCTGGTACAACTCGTGGTGTTGTTGAATGTGAAAAAGCCGAATATAAGACAACACTTGATGACGAAGATACACTTTATGAAAATAGAATTAATCCTATTAAAACATTCGGTAAAGACGGCGTTATAGTTTGGGGTAATAAAACCGCTTATGATGTTGAAAGCCCAATTAACAGAATTAATGTTAGAAGACTTATGATAAGAGTTAAGAAACTTATCACATCAGCCGCTAAACACTTGATTTTCGAACAATATGACGATGCTGTCGAAAAACAATTCAGAGGCTTGGTTGACCCAATCCTTGCAGATGTTAAGTCTAATAGAGGTATTTACGACTACAGAATTCAAACTGAAGTAACACCTGAAACAAGAGACCAACACATTTTACCTGCTAAGATTATGATTAAACCAACACCTGCTTTAGAGTATATTTCAATAACATTTGTTGTATATCCAGAATCGGTGGAATTTACCCAAGAAGATTAAACAAAATAGTTTAATAAACAAAAGTCAGTCTGATAAGGGCTGACTTTTTTATTTTGGGAACTATATACCTGATGGCACAAAATTGGAAAACAATATACCATTTGATAGAAATAAGATTTAAAAATAACGCAGTCCAAAAAGAACTGCGTTTTTATTTTAATATTGCCTTGCATCAATCGCGGCTTTTAACTCATTTAGCAAGGCCTCCCACATTTGTTTAAATCTATTATCTATTTCCAAAGAATAATCGTTTCTACTTCCCCTTTCATGATATTTTACGGTATTTTTATTAAAATCTATGACTATCCCAATCGGAACGCTGTATTGTTAATGAACATTAAATTCAGCTAAATTTTTTCTAGGCAAATCCCAAAACTTATGATGTTTTTTAATCTCGTCATTTTTTGAATGTTTATAATCATAGTATTTGTCTGGTTGTTGGCCTTTCAACATGATTTCTTGTTTAACTATTTTTTCACATAAACTCAAACAAAATTTAAGATGTTTTTCTAAACTTTTTAGATAATTGTTATAACTAATTTCCATTTCATAATTACCATCATTATCTATAGCTTGTGCCGCATCATAATCTACCAATTTTGAACATGCATCTCCTATTAATTTAGCAATCATACCAAATGACAAATTATTTTGTGGTGGGTTATATTCATCAGTAAATATATTATTTTCTAATGAACTAATATCATCAGAATCTTTTTGGCTCATTGTTGGATATGCTTCTTTTAACACCCTTTTTACAGATTCAGTTACTATCTGTTTGAGTTGATTTTCATTAATTCTAATTACTTGTTTTTTATTCATTTTCTTGTATTTATTATTCTTATTCTTTTTATTGTTTGTTATTTGGTTCTCTGTGATGTTCACTGGTAACGATTTATCTTCAGGAACCCCACCTTGATAAATAGTTTGCAGTATTGAAATCAACTTTGGATTACTTGTTTTTTATTCATTTTCTTGTATTTATTATTATTCTCTTTTATTTCTTGATTATTATTTTCTTTTGCTAAATCTAACGCCTCACCTTGCTTTGCGGCTATATCATATAAATATGTGGTTATTGGGTCTGGTAATTTTTTCTGATAATTATTATGGTCATCATCACCATTGTTTCCGAATCTTAAATCTTCAAACTGCTCATAGTCATATGAATCATAAAACTCAACATTTCCTTCAAAAACAGCGGCAATAACAAAAGTAAATGGCAACGGCTCGTTAGGAAGATATATTACAAAAAACAGATACCCCTGTTTTGTATAATCATCGAATTTCCTTTGGGATTTTATGCACCATTGGTTTTGGACAGGAATGCGTTGCACATCTTTGGCATTGTTTAACTTTCCGAATGAGGCTGTTTCATCGCTGTATATCTTGTTCGGAACAATATAATCAAGTTTATATTTGTGAATTGTTTGGTAGAATTCATCAAACGATAGTTTGTTAACATCTATGTTTTTGTTATTGTTCGCAACATAGGTCATCCACTGTCTGAAATAAAAAACAATTTCATTTGAATTGTGACCTTCTTTTACAAATCTACATGCTGATAATAGATATTTTGGAGGAAGACCATTATCCAATAGTTCTCTTACTATTTTTTCGCCATATTTTTGTACCGCTGTGTTATAATTTTCAAATAATTTCATATTTTTGCCATTATTTAATATAAATAGTGTTTAATATGAAATATTTAGGAATTTTTCAAAGATTTCAACCTCTTTTATGTAAGAGACCGCAATTATTTACTAATGTTGAAAACATTAATATTATCATTAATTACAATGAGCAAAATCCTTTTTTAGTAGAACACATAGGAATTCTATTGGATATGTATAGTGATAAAGATAAACTTATTGAAGCATATGATGTGTTTGAATGTGGAATGCACTTTAACACAGACTATGAAACTAAAGAATTTGCAGTATCGTTTGCCCAAAATCTAATTAAATATCGCCGTGAATTTTCTAATTATCATAACAACAAATGCTCACAATGTTAGACCGACATCTAAATTATTGATGTTTTAATCGAATAAACTATAACAACAAACATTCAGTTTGTGCCATCAGGTATATAGTTCCCTTTATTTTTTTATTATTTGTTTTTTGAAAAAATATTTTGTATGATAATATTTATATTAAACTAACAGTAAAATGAGAAAACTTACAAATTTAGAATTTATTACTAAAGCAAAAGAGGTACATGGTGATAAATATGACTATTCTAAGACCGAATATATGAATGCACAAACAAAAGTTTGTATAATATGCCCTGAACACGGTGAATTTTGGCAGAAACCTTATAATCATCTTAATGGCAACGGATGCCCTTCTTGTATAAGACATGAATGGGATACAAAATCCTTTATTGAAAAAGCAAGAAAGATACATGGTAATAAGTATGATTATTCCAAAGTTGAATTTAAAACAACAAGGGATAAAGTGTGTATTATATGTCATGATTTAGATAAAGACGGAAAAGAAATCGGTGAATTTTGGCAATATCCGTTAACCCATTTAAACGGCCATGGCTGTGAAAGAGAACGAAAGGGTATTAAGGAAGAATGCTGGGAAGAAAGAATATGCCCTATTTGTGAAAAAACATTTAAAGAGCGGAAAAAATATGACAAATTATGCTGTTCTAAAGAATGCCGTAAGAAATATATTGAAATACATAAAGATGAAATCAATAAGAAACGTTCAGAAACTTTAAAAGAAACTTTTTCAAAAAAAACTAAAGAAGATTATAACACTGCTCATGAAAAACAGAAAAAAACTTGCTTAAAAAAATATGGTGTTGAGAGTTTTTCTAAAACTGAGAAGGGGCGAAATATTTCAAGAAATAATATGAAAAAAATGCGCAAAATTAATTCAGAAAAAATCAAAAATGAAATTTTAATACCAAAATATCAGGAAATTTGTGAAAATGATGATTTAGAATTAATTGAGTTTAGAAGCCGTTTTGATTGTACTGTAAAATGTAAAAAATGTGGAAATATTTTTACTACGAAAACACTTGGTTATTTAACAGATGATACCATAACAAGAAGATGTAAAATATGTAATCCATATCTTACTGTCCTAAAGAAGGATAATGGTATTGAAAATGAATTTTCAGATTTCCTTAAAGATTGTGGTATTAAATTTTATCAAAACTATAGGGAAATTATAAACCCAATGGAACTTGATTTTTATTTGCCTGACCATAATGTAGCTTTTGAAATTGATGGAATTTATTGGCACTCTGAAATTTATAAAGATAAAACTTATCATTTGGAAAAAACAAAAAAATGTAACGAAAAGGGTATTAATTTAATTCATATTTTTGAAGATGAATGGACAAATAAAAAGGATATTTGTAAATCAAGAATTAAAAACATATTAGGAATCACTGAAAACAAAATATTTGCAAGAAAATGTACAATCTCAAGTGTTTCTAAAAAAGAAGCGTCTTATTTCTTAAATAAAAACCATATACAAGGTTATAGTGTTTTTAAACATGGATATGGACTTTATTATAATAATGAATTAGTATCATTAATGACTTTTGGAAAATTAAGACGAAATTTAGGCCAAAAGTCCAAAGATGGATGCTATGAAATGATTAGATTTTGCAATAAACTCAATACAAATGTTATAGGTGGTGCCAGTAAACTTTTAAATCATTTTATAAAAGAATTTAATCCTAAAGAAATAATTTCATATTCAGACATAAGATGGTCTATTGGTAAATTATATTTAAAATTGGGTTTTAAATTAAATCATGAAACTGAACCAAATTATTTTTATGTTATTAATAATAAAAGGGTTAATAGGTTTGCATTAAGAAAAAATGTGCTTGTTGAAAAATATGGATGTACTAAAGAAGAAACGGAGCACGATTTCTGTATAAAGCAACATTGGTACAGGATTTATGACTGTGGTAATAAAGTATGGTCCATTAAACCCCAACTTGACAAAATTCAAAAATAATTTATATTTTTTTAAAAAAAAAATTGCTTATGAATATAATAGTAACAGGTGGCGATGGCCAATTGGCAAAATGCATCAAAAGCGTTTGCGGAGACATTAGTTCAGATAACAGTTATTTTTTCTTATCAAAGGAAGATTTCAATCTCACAGATAAAAAACAAATGAAAGTGGTTTTTGAGAAAATCAAACCTGAAATTGTTATAAATTGTGCTGCATATACAAATGTGGAAGGCGCTGAGGATAACCCTACAATTGCGAGTGATATAAATTTTACAGGGGTTAGAAATATGGTTAGACTATGTAAAAAGTATGGAAGTTATCTTATTCACATTTCAACTGATTATGTCTTTGACGGAAAGAAGAACAAGCCATATAAGGAAATAATGCCGACAAAAGAGCCATTAAATGTTTATGGCAGTTCTAAATTAAAAGGAGACCAATCTGTTCTTTCATATAAAAAGGGAATTGTTTTAAGAACATCATGGCTTTATTCTGAGTACGGTCATAATTTTTATAAAACAATGCTTGAAAGGATTGACAAGGGAATGGAGACAAATGTAATCCATGACCAAATAGGAACACCTACATATGCAAAAGATTTGGCCAATTTTATTGTTAAAAATCTTATTTCTGATGAAAAATATAAAGAAACAAGGGGGTTATATAACTTTTCCAATAATGGAATGGCTTCATGGTATGATTTTGCTTCGATGATAGAAAATCTCTATAGTATTTTTAAACCGTATATACCTGAAATTGAAGGAAAAAGGTTAAAACATTATATTTTACCCACAACAACAAAAGAATATAAAACAAAAGCAAAAAGGCCCTCATATAGTGTTCTTGACAAGACAAAAATAGAAAGTGAATTTGAAATAAAAATCCCGCATTGGGCTTATTCTCTTTTGGAATGTATGAAAAATGACGGAAATATCAAAAAGGGATGGTAAAAAATATCTTTGTCATAAAAAAACCATTTTTTTTTAGATATTTTTATTAAAAGAAACTATTTATTAAAAAGCTTTCATTATGTATAAAAAAGAAGAAATTATTGAAATGTCTAAAAAAGTTCATGGTGATAAATATGATTATTCATTTGTTGAAGATGTAAAGAATAAATTAGGAAAAATAACATATAAATGTAAACGGCATAATTATATACACACACAAACACTACATAATCATTTACAAGGAAAAGGTTGCCCATTATGTGCTAAAGAAAAAAGACGTTTTGGACGAATATTAACAAAAGATGAGTTTATAAAAAAAGCAGAAAAAAACAATGTTGATTTATCAAAATATGATATCGAAAAAATAGATTTTAATTTTAGAGATAATAAAGGGCGCATTAAAATATATTGTAAAGAACATGGTGAATTTTTAATCAGGCCATTACATTTTTTTAATGGTATCGGCTGTCAATATTGTAATAAAAGAAAGAAAAAAGATGAAGATGTTGTCAAAGAACTCGAAACACTTCACCCAAAACTTGATTTTTCAGAAACAAAATATTCAGAAAAAAACGAAAACGGGGAAATTAAAGTTATTTGTCCCGAACATGGTGTTAAGTATATGAGATATTGGAATTTAATGAACGGTGAAGGGTGTTATGAGTGCTCAATTAAAAAAAACGGTATAAAAAAACGATTAAGTAAAGAAGAAATAATTAGAAAAATAGTTTCTAAATACGGCGAAGAAGCATTTACTTTTGAAAAATTAGACACATATGATAGAATTGATAACAATAAAGTTATTATAACTTGTAAAAAACATGGTGATTTTATTACTAATTTATATAACATAATGGATGGTAAAACTGGATGTCCGAAATGTAAAACATATAAATTAGAAGAAAGAATTAGTAAAGCATTATTAGATAATAATATACATTATGAGCGTCAAAAAACTTTTAATTGGTTAATTTATAAATTAAATCTTCGCTTGGATTTTTATTTACCTGATTATAATGTAGCAATTGAATGCCAAGGTATACAGCATTTCAGGCCAATTGATGCATGGGGTGGCGAAGAATATTATGAAAAAGTCAAAATAAGAGATGATGAAAAATATAAATTATGCACTGAACATGGTATAAAAGTACTATATTTCATGGAAAGTAGATATAAAAAAAATGAAAACGATTTTAGTTCAATAAAAAAATTAATGGAAGAGATAATCTCTTAAATTAAAAGGGCGACAGTGTTTGTCGCCCCTTTTTATATTAGATAATTTGTAATTATTTTACATATTTTGATTTATTGGTCTGTTATTTGAATTATTCATTCCGTTTTGTTGTTCAGGTTTGCGGTCAGTCATACTCCATACTTTTTTTAACATAATATAATTTTCATCATCAGGTGTATCAGCTAGTTCAGCCATTGCTCTAAGTGACATCTTCCTAATATCATCAATTAATTTACGAGCTTTCTCGGAGGCGTTATTATTTGATATTTTTTCATCATTATCAGTAAAAGTTTCTTCTTCATCATCTGTAATTAATTCTTCGTTGCCGTCCATCATATCATCGTCTTCAAAGTAAATTGATTCATTTATTGATTTGGGCATTCTTGAAACAACATTTTTCATTTGTTTAATATTCTCATTCAAAGTATTCTTTTTCATAATTAGACTATTTTTAACATAAATAGTTCTTTTTTTGGTTTTTTATTGACAAAAGTATATAAAAGTGCTATTTTTAATAAAAAAAATGGGTGTTGTCTATTTATTAGGTGAAAATGGAAAGGAAAATATTTACAAGATTGGGGTTACAACAGGTAAAGTTGAAAACAGAATAAAAAAACTCCAAACAGGCAATTCAGGCGAAATATATCTAATTGACCAATATGAAACCGAATTTCCATTTGTTATGGAAAAACAACTTCATCAAAAATATTATTCTGACAAAGTGAAAGGGGAATGGTTTATGCTTCCATTTGAAGAAGTGACTAAATTTAAAGAAGAATGCAAAAAAATAGACGATAATTTAAAAATATTGAAAGAGCATAATTATTATTTTAAAAAGAAATATAAAAATAAAAATTAAAAGAACATGGAAAAAAATAATGTACCAACATGGGATGATTTAAGGCTTTATTATTTAACACAAAAAGAACGTGACGATAAAAAAAGAGAACTTTGTGAAGAAAATGGTATAAAATTATTTTATATAACTAAAAGAAACTATAATATAAACGAAATTATTGATTATATAAATGGCACAACCGATAAAAAATAAAAAATTAGTTAAAACCAAAAAAACAGCAAAACAAAATTCTAAAAAAAACTGTACATATAAGAAAAAACATTTTGAATACGGAACTTCAAAATTAGAAGAAAAATTTGCAAAAGAATTTTTAGATAAATTAGGAATAGATTATGTATATCAATATAAATCAGAAGAAATAGGAAGATTTTATGATTTTGTAATAAAAATACCTAATGGTGGTAAAATATTAGTTGAAATAGATGGGGATTATTGGTGAATGGCATGGTTATGACAAAACATATGAAGAAATGACACCCATGCAGAAAAAAAACCATCGTGTTGATGAGGTAAAAAATAAATGGGCCGAAAACAAGCACATACCTTTAATTAGATTTTGGGAACATGACATAAATAAAAACCCCCAAAAAGTCTTAAAAGAATTAAAAGAATGGATAAATATTTATACTGAAAAAATGATAATTGAAGAAAATAAGAAAAAAAGACATTAAAATATGGCAGATACAAACGGATATTCACAAGAAAAAATTCTTAAACAGTTGAAAGTTTCTTTTGAAATGTATGAAAATACAAAAAAATCAACAGAAAAAAGAATGAAAGAGGCTTTAAACAATGACGGAACAAAAAGGTATACAAAAGAAGATATTGAAGAAGAATTAAGGTTAATAAACGAAGCCGAGCAGGATGTTATCAAACAATATATTGAAAACGGTGGAAAAGAAGAGGACCTTAAAATTAAGAAAAGAAGTACAAAACAAAAAAATGAAGTGTCAAACACTTCAAATATTGTTGATATGATAAATAAAACAGAAAATGATAAAAAGGAAAAATTAGCAAAAGCAATAGACACAACATCGGCAAGACTTGAACAGGAATATATACCTTCAAAAGGTAATTATAATCCAGAAGCAGCATTTGATGTTATACCATTGCCTTCAAAGGGTGAGGGTTATAAAGACAAAATCTCCAAGGCTTCAGTCGCATATCTTACTGCTTATGATGAAAATATGATTGTGTCACCAAACCTTTATCGTGACAATTTAATTCTTGATTATATTCTTCAGGAAAAACTTTTAAGCCAAGAAATAGACCCCATGGATTTACTTGAGGGCGATAGAGACGCTATTATATTATTCCTTAGAGCAAGCGGTTACGGCAACGAATACCCGATAACTGCAACTGACGATGCAACAGGAAAAGAATTTGAATCCGTTGTTGATTTATCCAAACTTAAATACAAAGAGTTTAACTTAAAAGGTGATACAAATGGATGGTTTGAGTTCGAACTTCCTGTCAGCAAGAAAATTGTTAAATTCAGATTCCCCACACATCGTGACAATGTATTGCTTGAAAAGATGAATAAAGCGGAAGATGCAAGACTTAAAATGAATACAATAAAGGATTATGTAAGCACTCTTGATACCTTTATTGAAAGTGATAACGATGTTGATAAGGAACAAAAAGTAAATGTCCGTAAGGCAATCAGAACAATAGAAAATTGGGCTGAAAACATGGACGAAGAGGAAGCACTGAAATTCAACCATCTTTTGACAAACAGAATGAAACTTCTTATTATGGCAATTGATGGTATTACCGATAAAAATTATATTTCAGATTTTATAATGAAGATGAATGTAAGAGATTCTTCGGCATTGAGAAAATATATGAAAGATAATGAACCTGGTGTCGATTATACTATTACAGTAGAAAGGCCTGAGAGTCTTGGAGGTGGCTCTTTCACTACCTTTCTGCAACTTGACCAATTTCTATTTCTCAATATCCCCGAATGAGTATGCTAAAAATCTTCTTGATGAAGAATGGGGCTGTTTCAAACATATTGGAATGTCTTGGGATATGATTATGCGTTTGCCAATACAAGACAGGCGTTCTTTGATTAGCAAACACAATAGAGAACAAGACGAAATAAATAAAGAAATGGAAGAAACAACTAATAGTAATACAAGAACTTATGGCGGTGAAACAATCAATGCATTTGCAAAACTTGAACAAATGAATAAAAATGCTCAAAAGCGGTGATTATACCGCTTTTTTTATTTTAAGAATTTTAATTATACCTATTTATATATTGAAATATTATAATTACAATGGATAAAGACCTTGAAAAAAAGTTAGAAAAAATTATAGATTTATTAGAAGACGGTGGTGGTTACGAGCCTTCTAATGGTGGTAGTGGCGGTAGTAAAGGAGGGCGTAAAAGCAAAAAAAAAGATGATGAATCTTTTTGGAATGATGAAATAGCGGATAATATATCTAATGCCCATGGTTTCAATAAAATAGGAAACATACTTTCAGGTATTGACACCCTATTCCAAAACATGGGTAAATCTATTTATCAAGCTAAACGAAGTGTAAGGGAAGTTTCCGAGAATGTAAAAGAAATGATTGAGCCTTGGACTAAAGCTGACAAGGCTGCATCTGAGTATGCTAAAACTATTGCCATGACCGGTGAGGGAATGGCCAAACTCAGAAAACAAACCATTGACAATGTTGTTAACCAAAAAATTGGTATAAATTATAATATTTCAACAGAAGACCTAATTAAAGCACAGGAAAGTTATGCTAAGACTGTAGGTAGAAATCTGAGAATTGACAATACACAACAAGAAACCTTAGCCGCAATGACGGCGGTTATGAAAGATGGCGCAGTGGAATTGGCAACCGCATTTGAACATTTTGGTGTCAATTTAAACGGTGCGGGAGAACATGCGAGTAAGATGTTTGCAGAAGCATCAGCCGAAGGTTTATCATTCACAAAATATTCTGAAAATGTTGTAAAAAATATTAAAATTGCTCAGAATTATACATTTAAAAATGGTTTAAAAGGTCTTGAAAGCATGGCTAAAAAAGCCACAGCGCTAAAACTTGATATGGCACAAGTGGCTTCATTTGCTAATAAAGTTAGTACAATAGAAGGGTCAATTGATGTTGCTTCAAAATTACAAGTATTAGGTGGCTCATTTGCTTCTATAGCCGACCCATTAGGAATGCTGTCAGAGGGCCTTATGGATATGGAGGGCTTAACTGATAGAATTACAACCATGATTGGCGGACTTGGCAGTTTTAATAAAAAAACAGGTGAAATTGAAGTTTCTGCATTTGATAAACAACGCATTAAAGCAGCAGCCGAAGCTATGGGTATGGACTATTCACAATTAATGGATAGCGTTACTACCAAGGCTAAACGTGAAGAAATAGATAAACAAATAAAAGGTTCTGCAAATGCCCGTGGTTTGGATGAAAAAATGCAGGAATTATTGAAAAATTCTGCAACATTCAATGAAGAGGGTAAAGCAGGTGTTTCAATAAACGGACAATTTAAATCAATTGACGAATTATCAAATGCTGATTATCAAGATTTAGTAAAAGAAACACAAGACCAAGCTGCTGATATTAAAGATATTGCAAGAACCTTAAGAAGTTTTGATGACATCAATCAGGGAATAGAAAAACAATATGATGCCAACAAAGCACAAATAGCAGAAAGTATGGGTATTGGTGATACTGTAAAAGGTATATATTCAACCATAGGAGAAATGAACGGGCTTCTTAAAATAATTGCAGGCACTAGTATGATTGGAAGCCTTGTACAAGGTATAAGCAGTATCGGGCAAATGGTAAAATCCGGCGTAAATATGTTTACAACACCATTAAAAGATGTCGGAGGAATATTTAAGGGAATATTTGGTAAAGGTGCAGCCACAGGGGTTGAAAGCGCAAATATGATGGGCCAAATAACTAAAATAACAAATTATACAAGCAAAGGGGTTGAAACAACAACAACAAAGGTTATTGGTAACGGTCTTGCAGGTGGCGCAAAAGGGACTGGTGCTATGAGTAAAGCGTTAAACTTTACTAATGCAGCCAAGACATCGACCATGACACAAGCGGCAAAGGTTTCTAACGAAATCCAAAATACAGTAAAGGCAACTCAAGCAGCAAAAACAGCACAAATGGCAAAAGCGGCTCAAGCAGCAAAAATTGCTAAAATGGCAAAAGGAACGGGTATTATAAGTGGTGTTATAAGCGGTGTTGAAACTGGTATTGATGAGTTTGGTACTAAAAAGAATTATGGCACTGCTAAAAAAGTTGGCAGAACAGCAGGTTCTGCTATTGGTGGTGGACTTGGCGCATGGGGAGGTGCTGCTGCTGGTGCTGCAATTGGTTCTGTTGTACCGGTAGTTGGTACAGTAATTGGCGGCTTAATTGGCGGTGCTATTGGCGGTTTAGCAGGCTCTAGTGCAGGAAAATGGGTAGGTGGTGGTTTTGCTAATCAAAAAAGAAGAGAAAGATTTAAAAATAGATTAGATTTAGAAAATGTACAAGGTGATTACAGTGTTAAAAAACTTAAACGAATAAGAAAAGGTTTAGACACTGGCGAAATTTCTGATAAATTACTTGGTGAAATAAGGGAAAAGGGTGATATTGAATTATATAACACACTAAAAAAGAAAAGGGATGAAAGACAACAAAAAGAAGACGGAAAAACCAATATTGCAAAAGGCACATTTACCGTTAAAAACGCTTATTTCAATGGTAATTTTGGTACAAGTCCTCTTGGTGGCCTTGACTTTTTGAATCCTATCAGTATGATTGGTAAAGGTATAAAAGCCGGTGCTGATTTAATTAGTAATATTACAGGTAAGCCCGAAATAGGAAAAGCAGTTGATTTCATAGGGAAAAAAGAAAATACTGAAAACAGAAACACAAACAGTAAAGGGACTTATGATATCAATATAAGTGGAACAATAACATTAGCCGGTAGTAATGGTGAAAGTGTTGATATTACAAATAATTTGCTTTCAAACCCAATGTTTATCAGAAACTTAACTGATAAAATTATTGAACAAACAGGAAACAACAATTTTGGTGTAAGAAGACAAGATGTTAATGCCATGGGCAGAATGTAAAAAAGAATAAAATTAGAATACATAAAATAAAATGGGTAGTTTAATACAAGCAGCGCAAGGATTGGATATTAAAAGGGTGTCAGTAGATATACAGTA